ATAGGCCGACGCGGCGGCGCGCGCATAGACGCGGCAGTCTAAGGCCTCATTGCGTTCGCGCATCTTGTGCCATTCGCGCCGAGGGAAGCCGTAGGAGTCCTTTTTCGTTACGAGGCGCTCGGCAGTTAATTGCCGAAAATATTCTTCGTCATATTTTGGAAAGTGACAGAAGCCGACCGGATGTGGTTCGCCAGCTTCCAATCGTTCATCAGTCGGTTTGTCTTTGCGAAGCCATCCATAAAGTTCTGATTTGCAAAAGGCTGATCCGACAGGCCAGATCAAAAGGCCGCGCCGCTTGCGCTTGCCTTGCGTTGTGACGTCCGAGTGGCTTGGTAGTCCAATCGGCGCGCCGAGACTACGAACGCCCTTGATCGCTAAGACGCGGTCTCCATGCTTGCCGCGCACCCAATCATAAACTTGCGACGTATAGTGACCGCCCGTATCGATGGCGGCTTTTACAATTGAGAGACGCACGCCGCAAGAGTGGGTAAAGACTTCATTCAATAAGCTGTCGAGCGCATCCCAAACTTCACGATCTGATGGACGACCTTGTAAGACGCGATAATCAACCGACCAACTTTCGCGCTCACGACCCCATGCGACAATCTCGGCTTCCAAACGGTCGTCCTGAACGTCGATGCCTGCCGTCAGGAAAAGACCGCCAGCCGAAACCGTGCCAAGGCGATAACTCTCGCGCCGATCATAAAGCCTTTGCCATTCGGGCGCTTCACCGGACTCTGCCCAAGTCCGCGCCTCAATGGTATTAACATAAACCTTCATCGCGGCATCGTCCTTGGCCGCGATCTTGCGCTCTGCAATTTGCTGCCAAGAGAGCCAAGGGCTGTAAAGGCCAGAGAGATGAAATCCAGCCGCTTTGCCGTCCCCCGGTTCTTCCGCGCGCCATTCGCCGCGCGCGTTCATCCAGAACTTAGTATGGCTCGGAATGGCGCAGCCGCAATGGGCGCAATAATAAGCGGCGGTCTCAGGCCGATCCTTATCCCATTGAACCCGCTTTTCTTCCAGCACCTGAAACTCGCCACAGGAGGGGCAAGGTATCCAGAAGTGGCGTTTGTCGGATTGATCGTACTCTAACTCTATCCGGCTGAAACCTTGGATCGTCGGCGTTGAAACCAGAAAGATTTTTCGGTTCGCAAAAGTGATCGTGCGCTGGGTTGCCAAGCCCACCGGATCGCCTTCGCCGTCGACATCGAATTCATAGGCATCAACTTCGTCAAGGAAGAGATATCGCACAGGCATGGAGCGAAGCCCCACCGCACTGTTGGCTCCGGTCATGACAAGGATGCCGCCCGGAAATTCTTTGCTTTGAATCGTGTTGCCGCTATCTCGCGTCCGAGCCTCTTTGACCTTGTCGCGCAGAACGGGCGTGCTGTCGATCAAAGCGGAGACGCGTTGCTTCGACCACCGCTTGGCCATCTCAACCGTGGGCTGGACGGCCAGCATCGGCCCCGGCGCGTGGTGAATGACGTAGCCAATCCAGTTGTTTCCGGCCTCTGTCCCTCCGATCTGCGCACCCTTCATAAAAACGACTTTTTCGACCGGACTGCTGGGAGAGAGGCAGTCCATAATCTCACGCAAATACGGCGTGCGCTCGGTGCGCCACGGACCCGGTTCGCCGGAAGCTGTTTGCGACAGAAACCTGTTGGCATCGGCCCATTCCGAAACCTTGAGACGCGGGTCCGGTCGCAGCGCCAAGGCGGCGTGCGTTAGGCATTCTTGGATGGCGTCCATTATTCGGTCGGTTTATTCAGGTTTTGAACGTCATTAGCGGCGTCGGTCAGAATCTGGCGAAGTTCGGTGTCCAACAATTCGGCAACCTTTCGCGGATCCGTTTCTGCAGCAAGGAGCGGGGCAAGACGGTCTGCAAGATTGAGTGTACGGTCACGCAAGACGCGCAACGTGCCAAACCAAGAAATCTTTACGGAGTCGATGGATACAAGTTGGCCTGATTTTTCTTCATACGATAACTTGGCGAGACGAGCGTTGTACGCTTCTTTGATCGCGCGGCTTTGCGCGAAATTCGGGCCTGCCGATCCCATGCTTTGGACAGATGCAGGTACTTCTGCAGGTGATGCCCTTTTCCGGCTATGCGCTTGATTGGTGTTTTTGCTCCATGCTTCGTCCGCCTTGACCGGATCGATAGAGCCGTCCGCTTCTCGTTCAATGCGCCCATCGTTAATCGCCTTTATGACCGCAACGTGGGAGACGCCACGATGACGCGCATACTCGCTGATATTCATCGCCATCGTTAATCACGGTTAGCTCTTATGATTTGCTCTTTCAGCGCGATAGACCAATTTAGTGCGCCCGATCATCATGCCGAGAAGCTTGTCGACAACTTCGGCGCTATGTCCCCCTATATTCCATTCGTGCACAGACGTGATTTCCGGATACTGATCGGCATAGGCGCGGCTGTTCTTGTAATTGTAAATTGTGGCCACTTTTTCATCCGGCAACCGGATTACCCATTCTGCTTCGGTCTTATAATTGTCGCCCTTTGATGGTTGGCCCCAAATCTCAACGAGGTCGTTGTAATTAGCTTCAATGGTTGCTTGATAACAGGTTCCGACCTTACCCGTTTCAACAAAACGTTTCTTGGTTTTACTCTCACTGCGCCCCGCCTCAAACGCGCAAAGCAGGGCGGCGCGCAAGCCCCATACGCTTACTTCATGAAAATCGAGGCTGTCAGAATTCCGCGTCTCCAGCGTTTCGATATTGAGTTGTCGTCCGGCAATGGTTTCAAGAAGGGCGTCAATGTCAGTCATGGCGGCCCCCATTAAATCGTGCCGCGATGCATCAGGATCGCTGTCTTGAACAAAGCCTCGATTTCGGGAATCTGGGTTTCGAAGGAAAGCACCGTTCCGATGGCTTGGTTTTGTTCGTCCTGCTGCATGGCAGCGCTAGCCTCTTTTGCGAGTTGAGCCATCTCGCTAAGGCGCTGGGCCAGACCATCAAGGTTCGCGGCGATGACCGTTTTGGTAACGATGGATTTATTGGACTCTTTCATGGCATCCTCCTTAATTGTTTATGAGGCCATGAACGCTATTTTCGCATTGATTATCAACTAGATAAGCGATTATTTCTTTGCGAAGAACGGGCGAAGATGATCATCTAATGATCGTCTTTTGCCTGCCCCGCGATTTTGTAAATGCGTTGTCCGCCCTGCGGTTTGTCAGAAACGATTTGGTAACTACGTTTCTTGCCCAACGCATGAGAGAGCGCGGCGCGAACCGTATGCGGTTGCCAACCCGTAGCCTCAATCAGATCGGCAAGTGTCGCGCCTTCGGGGCGGGACAAAAGCCTTACAAGCACTGCCAGCTTGGTCTCCTTCGGTTCTTTTGCTTCGGGAGGAACGGAAGGTGCAGGCTTTTCTGCAATAGCTAACTTGCGAAATTTTCCGCGAGCTACATATTCACCCAAACTTTTCGTCGGAGAAGTTGTCGTTTTTGTTTTGGTCGATTTAACTTTGCTCATGATGGTTTCCTTTCGCCAGCATGGACGCTCTGTTCACACGGATTATCCAGTCAATTAGTGGATAATCATATTGCTTTCTTCGCCAACGTGCTCGGCCTTCTTGCCCGTGAACCCCTCCCACCGCGCGACGATCACATCACAGTATTTAGGATCCAGTTCGATTAACCGCGCCTGACGGCCAGTTTTCTCGCATGCGATAAGCGTAGTGCCGGAACCGCCAAAGCAATCCAAAATGATGTCACGGCTCTTGCTGCTGTTTTGAATAGCGCGCTCGACAAGTTCAACGGGTTTCATCGTTGGATGCAAATCGTTGACGCGCGGTTTGTTGACAAACCAAACGTCGCCTTGATCGCGTGCACCACACCAGAAATGATCTGTGCCTTGTTTCCACCCATAAAGGATAGGTTCGTATTGCCGCTGATAATCAGCGCGGCCAAGCGTGAAGGTGTTTTTTGCCCAGATGACAAAGGTGGACCATTTACCCCCAGCACTAACAAAAGCTTTTTGAAGCGTGTGCAGTTCGCTGGACGACATGCAGACGTAAAGTGCGCCTTTACAAACGGTCAGCATGTTGACGCAAACGTCATAGAGAAATTGTTCAAACCCGTCGCCGAGGTTGTCGTTCAAGATGCGTCGGTCGGTTCCTCGCATCTTGTCTTTTGCCGCGTTTCCATAATCGACGTTATAGGGGGGATCCGTAAAAACCATATCGGCCAAAACGCCGTCGAGCACGCGCTCGACATCATCCAGAACGGTACTGTCGCCGCAAAGCAAACGATGGCTGCCAAGAACGTAGAGGTCTCCGTGTTTTGTCTTTGGCTCAATGGGCTTTTCCGGGACAGCGTCTTCATCGGTATGACCTTCGCCATCTTTTGTTCCTTCCAGCAGGGCCGCAAGTTCGTCGTCAGAAAAACCAATGACGGGCAATTCGAATCCGTTAGCCGCAAGCTCCTCCATCTCTTTGCGGAGAAGTTCTTCATCCCATCCTGCATTGAGCGCCAGTTTATTGTCGGCAATGACGTAGGCGCGTTTTTGATCGTCAGTAAGATGATCGAGAACAACAACAGGAACCTGTTCAAGACCAAGTTGCTTTGCGGCCATCAGTCGACCGTGACCCGCGATAATGCCGGATGTAGTGTCGACAAGAATAGGATTCAGAAAGCCGAACTCAACAATACTGGCCGCGATCTG